TTATGGTTTAGGAATGGGTTATACAAATTATTTAATGATGCCTACAAGTTTTACAGCTCAAACTATTCAAGCTATTGAGATGCAAAATACTATGGTGTTATCTAATTATACTTTTGAAATTACAAACAATGTAATATCAGTATTCCCAGTTCCTGGAACTGGTTTATTTGGTGGAGAATATGATACTACTTTAGATTATGGAATGTATTTAAATTTTGATTATGTTTCTATAGATGAAAGAATAGCAGCTTCATTTAGTGATGGTACAAATAAAATTACTAACACATCAAATGTTCCTTTTCAAAATCCTAACTATAATTTAATTAATTCTGTAGGTCGAATGTGGATATTTGAATATACTTTAGCATTAACTAAAGAAATATTAGGATATGTTAGAGGAAAATATAGTTCAGTTCCAATTCCAAATCAAGAAGTTACATTAAATCAACAAGATTTATTATCTTCAGCTACAGCATCTAAAGACGCATTAATTTTAAGATTAAGAGAATATTTTAATGAAACATCACGTCAGGCATTACTTGAAAGAAGAGCGGCCGAGTCAGTAGCTCGTGTTGCTGAAATAAATCAAGTACCAATGGTAATTTATATAGCATAAGATGGCATTATTTGGAAGTTCAAGAGATGTCTCAATGTTTAGATATGTTAACAGAGAATTACTCTGGGACATAGTAACTCAACAAGTAGCATATTACAAGTATAATCTAAATCAAACTAGAGTTAATATGTATGGTGAAAATGTTGAAGGTAAATATTATATTGGACCTGTTTTATTAAATTGTTTAATTGATAGAAATGACCAAGTGTTCCCTACAAGTGATTTAGGTGTTGATTTAGCTTGGAGTATTAAAGTAGCATTTTTAATTGATGATTTAAAATTAGCAAGTGTATATCCTGAAGTAGGTGATGTTATAATGTATCAAAACGGATATTTTGAAGTAGATAATGTTATTTCAAACCAACAATTTGTAGGTAAAGATCCAGACTACCCATATGAGATAAATCCATTAAATCCAGGATTAGAAAATTTTGGTTATAATGTTTCAATTGTTTGTGATTGTCATTATGTACCACAAGATAAGGTCTCTATTACAAAAGCAAGAATGTAATATTTATTATAAATGATAGGTATTTACAAAATAACATCCCCATCAAATAAAATTTATATTGGTCAAAGTATTGAGATAGAAATTAGGTGGAAAAGAGATTATAGAACATTAAGATGTAAAACTCAAATTAAATTATATAACTCACTTAAAAAATACGGTTGGGAAAATCATATATTTGAAGTTATAGAAGAATGTTCTATAGATTTATTAAACGAAAAAGAGTTATATTGGGGTAATTATTATAATACTTTAAATGACGGATTAAATTGTAAATTAGGAGAAGGTAAAGGAACATGTAGTGAAAAAACTAAACAAAAAATGAGTAAAAGTAAAATTGGAACTAAACAATCCAATTTATCTATACAAAAAAGAAGTAAAGCTTTAAAAGGAAAACCTAAACCTGAAGGATTTGGTAAAAATCATAGTGAAAAAATAAAAGGAAAAGCTAAACCTGAAGGATTTGGTGAATTAATAAGAAAAGCAAGACTAGGAACTAAATTACCTTTAGGAACAGGAGCAAAAATAGCAGAAACAAAAAATAAGATTACACTACAGTATGATTTAGAAGGTAATTTTATAAGAGAATACAAGTCAGCAAAAAGTGCTGCCGAACATGTAAAGGTTCATGAAGTTAATATGAGATTACATTTAGGTGGCAAACATAAAACATGTAAAGGATATATTTTTAAATATAAATAATGGCGGGAAGAGTACCTATACCTAAAACACAAAAACAGATACTTGTAGATCAACAAGTACCTAGAGATATTAATGCTGGTAACCCTAATAAGGCTAACCAACCTAATAGAGGTACACAAACTTCTTTTAGAGGAGATTCTACAAAACCATTTAGTGTAGGTATTGAGGATATTGACCAGGCCATAATGTATTACTTTCAAAATGTTATTAGACCTTTTGTAGTACAAAATGGAGAAAGAATTGAAGTACCTGTTATTTATGGTTCTCCAGAAAAATGGAAATCAGTTCAAAAAGATGGATATTATAGAGATGTAAATGGCGCTATTATGGCTCCACTTATTATGTTTAAAAGAGACAATATAGAAAAAAATCGTACTGTAGCTAATAAATTAGATGCTAATAATCCTAATAACTATACTGTAACTCAAAAACAATATTCACCTCAAAATATATATAGTAATTTTAATATTTTAACAAATAGAATACCTACTAAAACATTTTATGCTTCAGTAGTACCTGATTACTTAACTTTAAATTATACTTGTACTATATTCACTTACTATGTAGAACAAATTAATAAAGTAATTGAAGCTATTGAGTACGCATCAGATGCATATTGGGGAAATCCTGAACAATTTCAATTTCAAACTCGTATTGATTCATTTAATACAATTACTGAATTGCAAAACGAATCTGAGAGATTAGTTAGAAGTACATTTAATATTAAAGTACATGGATATATAGTACCTGAAGTATTACAAAAAGATCTTAATTCAATTAAGAAATTTTCAAGTAAGAGTAAAATAATTATAAATTTAGAAACAACTTCTAATTCAAAAGATTTCTTAAGCGGTCAAAACGCGACTACAGAAGCAGGAGTATTTAATCCTACTACTAAAGTAATTAATACTAATGTTAGATTCTTAGATCAAGTATCATTAGCATCATTTGAAACAGGCCCATCATCAACAGACGTGACAATATATAATTATTTAGCATTAAACACAGTAGTAAGTGGAAGTTATATTACAGGTTCATATACATCTGTTTATCCTAATGGTACTATAAATGGTACATCATCTGTCATTATTAACAATTACAATACATCTTCAGTTCCATCAACAATTACAGATACAGGTGTGATGAAATTTAACTTCTATGTTAATGGTTTATATTTAGAACCACAATCTATTATATCAGTAGTTAATAGTGGAAGTAATGTAATATTATCTATAGATAATCACAACGCTAATTTTTCAGCACCTTTAGATTCTGGAGACGAAGTAATAGGAAATGGTAAATTTGTTCCAACAATATAATGGCTAGAATAAGATCAAAAAATATAAACCCAACAGGGTCATTTAATATTACAGGAAGTTTAAATGTAGTAGGAACAACTACATTAACTCAAACTGATATATCTGGTTCAGCATTAATAGTTTCAGGTACAATGAATATTGTACAAACACTAATTGACGCTGAAATAGTAAAAGCAAAATTAGCAATACAAGGTTTAGGAGCATTCGGTGATACAGGTTCATTTAATGTTATAGACTTAGGTGGTTTCTTTTAATATTTATCATAAACATAGATTAGAGAATGGCTCAAATAATAAAAAATAGAAGGGGTAGTATAGGCAGTGTTAAGGATGTAACAACTCAAAACGCTGAGATTATAGTAGCATCAGGTTCAATTGGTGATTTAAATGGACCTTTTATACTTTATGGATCTCCAACTCCATCAGATAACGGTCTGACTGGTGTCTACAAACCAGCTTCTAAAATTTATCAAGGAGCAACAGTACCTACAATTTCAGTAGGAACTTATGGTAATGTGTTAGATGGCACTCCATTTTACGCATCTTCATCTAAAACATTATATATATTAAGTTCTGCTGGTAATACAATAATGGATTTAGCCGGTAACTTAAGTGGTTCCGTATTTCCATATATTATTGCTTCAGGTTCATTCAGTGGTTCATTCCAAGGTAATGGTAGTGGATTAACAAATATTTCAGCTTCTAGTATTGTTGGTTTAAATTTATCACAAATTGCTACAGGCTCAATTACAGCTTCAGTTGATGTTGGATCTACAACATTCCAAATAACAAGTGGAAGTTCTACTTTTGTTAAAGTATTAAATACTGGACGCACAGAAATTACAGGTTCATTAGGTGTAACAGGAGGAATTACAGGCTCATTATTAGGAACAGCTTCATTTGCTGATTTCTCTACAACAGCATCATATGCTTATAATGCCAATTCAGCATCTTATGCTTTAAGTTCATCTTACGCTTACTTTGCTACAACAGCGTCACATGCTTTAACAGCTTTAACTGCTTCATACTCATTAACAGCGTTAAGTTCATCTTACGCTATAAGTTCATCTCAAGCTGAACGAGCAACTACGGCGTCACATGCTTTAACTGCATTAACAGCTTCATACTCATTAACAGCATTAAGTTCATCTTATGCGTTAAGTAGTTCATATGCTAACTTCTCAACTACAGCATCACACGCTTTAACTGCTTTAACAGCTTCATATTCGTTAACAGCATTAAGTTCATCTTATGCTATAAGTTCATCTTTAGCTGAAAGAGCATTAACTGCTTCTTTTGTAGCAACTTCTTCTTATGTTCCTAACTTACAAGAAGTAACAAATAAAGGATCACAAACCACTAATGCTATCACAGCATCTGGATTATGGGTTAATGGTCCGGCTTACATAAGTGGAAATTTAGATGTACAAGGTACTATTACTTATATTTCATCATCAACATTACAAATTGGTGATAACATAATTGAAATCAACTACAATAAAGCCGCTGGAAACAGTGGTATGATTGTATATGATACAACAGCACCTTTCACAGCTTCAATGTTATGGGATGCTGTAGCTGATAGATGGATAGCGGGCCCGTATGGATCTGAATCTACAATTATGTTAGCTAGTGATACTAGTTCAATGTCTGTAAATTTTGCTAGAACATCATCTTATTCTACAACATTAGGAGCAAGTTTAACATCATCAGCAACCAATCAAGTAAGATTATTAGCTAGTGATGGTGGTGTTTTATCTACATTAACTATAAATAATGTTGAGTCAGCATCATATGCTTTAAGTGCATCATATGCTTATTTTGCTACAACAGCATCACATGCTCCAACATCAGTAACCGCGTCATATGCTTTACAAGCATTAAGTGCTTCTTATTCATTAAGTGGTTCATATGCTAATTTCGCAACAACAGCATCACATGCTTTAACAGCTTTAACGGCTTCATATTCATTAACTGCTTTAAGTTCATCTTACGCGTTAAGTAGTTCATATGCTAACTTTGCAACAACAGCATCACATGCTTTAACAGCGGTAACAGCATCACATGCTTTAACAGCTTTAACAGCTTCATTTGCATTAACATCATCATATGTTAATATTTTAAACCAAAATGTAGTAATTTCAGGTTCATTATATACTACAACAGGTGTATTTGATAATTCATCAGGACCAGGTTTCCACTTCATGTTTATGTCTTCATCTAACAAAATATCTTATGTTAGCCCAGCAATACCAGGAGACTTAATTCAATGGAATGGTACAACAATGATAGCTTCAAATCTTATAGACGGAGGTACTTTTTAACGTATTAAACTGATTTTTATCCATATTTATATAAGACCTATATAGGTTCCTTTATATTCCATAGATATGGCCCAACAAGTAAAACTACGCAGAAGTTCTGTAGCGGGTAATAAACCTACAACCGCACAATTAGAATTAGGTGAAT